CGTTTCTTCATATCCTCAATGATATACTTCGCAGTATCTCCATCACCTTCATATATCGCCTTGTACAGCAGGTTGATATAGGATGCTTTTTTCTCCCAGCCAAAGGCTTTGAAAATCAGCTTTGTTCCCTCATACTCACCCTTTATATCCATAAAGCCTGCAACTCTGTTTATACCGCCTTTAAGCACGTTGGAGATATTTCTTGCTGGCACACCTGTCAGCTGTCCTGCTGCCACAGCAAGATTATACAATGCTTTTGCCGGGTCTTTATCAATGTTTTTCATACCGCGTATAGCACTAGCCATATCATTGATACTTGAATAGAAGAAATGTCCTGTATCATATCCGTCAATAAACATATTGGCTGCATCATCTGCAAATGGGATAATTCCCACATAAGACTCAATCATACCGGATGTCATTTTCTTTGTCAGGTCCATTGCATCTGTGATTTTTTCTTCTTCCTTCTTCGGCAATGCTGCTTTTACCAGTGTACAAATCAACACATATCCGGCATTCATCATCAGAATACCTGCCTGGCATCTGGCCATTTCTTCCTTGGCCGCTGCCATGGCATTTTTATTTGCCTCTGTCGGTTCTTTAGCTGCACGTTCTTTGTACATCTGATACTTGGTAACGCTTTCCACAATTCTTGACAGCTGCTTTGTCTGAACAGAGCTGAACATTGAGAAAGATGAAATAATCTCGTTTTTATTTCTCTGCAGACCGCTCTTTTCGCTGGCATCATAGTTAGGCTGTGTAAGACGGCCAACCTTTTCCAGCAGTTCAGCTGCAGCCTTGTAGTTTTCTTCAGTACCGATTTTTATTCCCTGCTTCAGCTCCACTTCTACTCTGCAGGCATTCCACAGTTTACCCATTGTGTACTTGTCAGCCCAGTCCAGTGGCTCACCGAATTTCTTGGCAAAGCCTTCCACCTTGTCACCCAGGCTTTCGCTCAGCAGATAACCTTTATCATAATCACGCACCATAGCATAATCTGAATATTTCATCATACTGTCATAATCATTGGCCATAGTAGCCCCTTTGGCCATAGCTTCACCGGACAGATACTGATACGCCATCAGATAGCCAGTAGGCTGTGAAATGATTTCTTTCAAGTTTGCACCCAGAGCAGCTGAGGCAAAGTTACTTTTCACTCTGTTCACCAGTCTGGATGAATCACCACGTCCTCTGCTCTGCACATCCTGCATCAGCTGTTTGTGGTAGTTTTCAAAGCCGCCTATTTTTACACTGCCTTTCATTTCTGACTTCCACATACTGTTCAGTTTATCGCGCAGGTTCTGTTCACCGTGTTTTTTACCTTCCATATCAACAGCAATGTTAGAGTTCAGCACTCTGTCAAATGCCTGCAACGGCTGTGTCAGTCCGGCATACATCGCCACCTTGCCGCAGTGATTATCCAGCAAGTCATTGATATCGATGATTTCAATAGCCTTTTCTGTGTGTTTTACTGTCGCTTTGTTAAAGCTGAAGTTATAAACACTGGCCACATCCCTCACCATCCGGCGCACGTCTGAAAACGCCTGTGCAATCTGATCAGTGGAACGTCTGATAGGAATATACCATTTGCTGTCGCTTACATTACTGAATCCCAGAATATCCATATCAGCTTTCACTTTAACATTTCTGGCCTTTTCATTGAAAATTCCCTTTGCAATTTCTGCAAACTCCAAATCTTCTTTACTCAACAGCTGTTTCAGCTCAGCAATAGCTACATTTACATCACTCACTGACTGGATATGTGATACTCTGCCTTTTTTATCCTTGAAGTCAAAACCGCTGCCCACAGCTGTGCTGGTCAAGGTTGCCTTTGCTTCCTCACGATGCATTGTCAGGTAAGCAGTTACGGCCTGTCCCACAGTCATTTCTACACCACGGAAACTGATTTTTTCTTTTTCCAGTCTATGTCGGTAATCCTTATGCTGCTGCAGAAACTCATCCCTGCTCCTCAGCATTTCAATCCTCAGCTTGTTGGACTTGGTAACACCGGCTGTCATATCATCGTGCAGCATCTTCAGCACGCCTTCTTCATGGAACCCTTCCAGCGTCTGATATACAACCCTTGTTTCCACCGCATTAAACAAACCTTCTGTCAATGCCTTGTTGGCCAGATAGTTGAAAAACTTTATCTTCACATCTGAACGACCGTATTTATCCAATATACCATACTCTTTTCTGGCAAGGTCACGGGCTCTTTCCCTCTTACCGCCTATAACAACAGTATCGTATTCCTGATACAGCTTTCTGATGGCACGCACCACATAGTTTGCATACTGCAGTTCTTCATAACTCAACGGCTGCACGTTTGGTTTGCCGTCAACATATCTGTTTTCAGCTATAAACTCAATGTATTCTCTCACCATCGGTTCATAGTATTCACCCAGTACTTCTTCTTTATAGAATCCCTGCAGGTTATCAAAGATATTTCTTGCGCTGGCCTTGCGGATATCACTGCGGTATTTCAGCTTGCCCAGTTCCTTGATATACTCATCCAGTACAGGGTGGCTCAGATAACCGGCATCACGCTCACCTTTATACCAGCGCTTAAACTGTCCGGCAATATCCAGTATTTCATTCTGCAGCTTGGCTGTGTGTTCCTGCTGTTTCAGTGCTTTTTTCAGGTCTGTATACTGCTGTTTATGCAGCAGCTTCAGCTGGCGTATTTCATCCTCTTTTTCCGCTTTCAGCTGGGCCAGTTTTTCTTTCAGCTTGTTTGTTTTTGCAATCTGTTCCTGCAGCTTCACTTCCAGCTGGTCTGCATATGTGCGTTTCTGTTGCGGAGTAGTAAAGTAATTGTCAAAAATCTCTGTAGCCAGAGCATCAATCACTTCGTTTTCATAACCTTCATACGGATTAACTGCAAAGGTCTTCAGATTATCATACACTTCCACCAGCTTCATCAGCTGTTCTGCAGGGTGTGTAATATCTTCAGGGAACAGTCCCGGATATAATCCGCTCATTTCGCTGTAAGCAATATCCACCGGCACGCCTTTGTTTGTCTGTTTGATTTTGCTGTTGGTCTTTCTGCGGAACTCACCATAGTTTTCATATCCCACAAAATCCAGTCTGTCAGCCGCAGGCACATATACGTTCAGGCCCTTCAGCAGGCTTTTCACTTCCACATATTCGCCGCCATATTCATCGGTCTGAACAACTGCATTGTCCACCACCTCTTTTGCAATGGCTCTGGCTCTTGTGTATGCTTCATCAAAAGAGAACTCACCGGCATTATCATCGGCTCCGCGCTGAATATAGTTGTACAGGTCAGAAATTTCAGCTGCCAGCCAGGATGTTCTCAGTGTTGTACCGTGTTCTGCCCTGATTTTTCTCGCCTGTTTTTCAACCCGGTGTTTTGATACACCGCGGAATGTATACGGACTGTCCGGCACTTCCATACCGGCATAATCATCTACAGTTTCTTCTTCCTGTTTTCTGCTGAATCGGATATCCTCTTCAGCTTCATTAAATCGTTCAGACAGAGGAATAATATCACCATTGTCATCGTATACCACAGCATCTGCAGACTTAACCATTTTATTGTCAAACATAACAATTTCATAGTCTCTATATCCATGCTGCATAACTACAGAGTCATAGCCACGTTCTTTCAAGTGTTCTGTAAACTGCATTGTTTGTGATCCGGACGGTACAACAGGTCCGTTTTTGCCGTACAGCCTTCTCAAAGCTGATATTTCCATCCCAAGTTCTTCTGCCACTTTGGAAACATCATGATGCGCAGCTGCCCACCACGATTTCCCTGGATTCAGGTATACACTCATTACACTGCCTTTTCCGCCCGCATAATTTTTTGCCGTACCCTTATTGGTAGAGAAATAAAAACCGTGTCCAAATAAGCCATCATCAGTTGTTGAGCCTATTTTCTTGCGGTCAAAGACAGTAAAACCACTATTTGGTGTACCATGAAACGCTTTGACAGTATAGCCTGCTTTTTGTGCAGCCTTATCCACCATCGCCTGCAGTTCAGTTTTATTTTCGTCAGGATTTTTGGCAAGTTCAAGATATTTCTTATCACTTGCTTTTCTACTGAAACGAATATCGTCACTTTCAGTCGGGTTAGTATTCGTCACATTTTTCAGCTGATTACTTGAAAAAGCAACAATGCTCTTTACCCTTCTGCCGAAACTGCCCTGGTCATTTTCCATAATCAGGCCATCGTAATCAGATGCAGAAACATACTCATTGATAAGCTGTTTTGCCTGTTCTCTCAGCTGGTTACCCTTTTCTTCCCATTCTTTAAGAACTTTCTTTGTTTCGGTATTTTCCAGCCTTTCGTGAAACTCTTCGTTTGTTATCTGGTTATTTCTTCTCTGCTGGCGCAGTGTTTTATACAGTTCGTCATCCAGCAGGTCTGCAGCTTCATATTTCTCATGGTATTCAATATCCAGCAGGTCAAGCTGTCGCACAATTTCGCCATAGCCGTCAATATTGTCTTTCCAGAACATTTCTGCCTGCTGTCTGTTATCAAACATAAGCGGATTTGTAATGTTGGCATATAAAGCCATCTGCTTTTTGCCTTTCAGCCCAATATCATTGTCACCAGGCTTAGTGAAAACACCGTCCGGCATCTGATGATCATATCTTCCGGCGCCGGTGCTCTTTGTTCTGAACTGCGTAAAGTCTGCATCAGTCTGATGATAAACTACCATAAGCGCACCATTTGCATCACGCACTTTACTGTCGGCAAAGTACCGCTGCTGCCGGGCAGATAACAGGTTACCCATATTATCTTTTCTGCTGAATCTTACATCTTCCACAAATACTGTTCTTTCATTGCCAGTAAAAGGTTTTTCTGCAGACCTTTGTTCTTCTGTATAGTTTAAGCGTTTTTGAACATCTCTGGCTTCCTGTTCACCAGCAGTATTTCTGTACAGGTCTTCAGCTTTATACAGATACCTGTCATTATTCAGATTCTTTTCTGCAGTTTCAATATCCCACTGCAACATAAAGTAATCGTCATACTCATCTTCGTATTTTTCCCATGCCTCATCCTGCAGAGCATCATATCTCTCTTGGTCGCCCCGTTTTCGTGCCCGGTCAAGTTCTTCTGACAACCGCTGAAAACCTTCTGGCCAACTCCGGTACCGCTGCAGCATTGCTTTTTTCCGCTTTTGCAATTCACGGTAGCCAATCCGCTGAGCAGCATCATTTCTATGTTCTTCCCAGAATTTTTTATTCGAACCACCCGAAAAGCCTTCATAGTGCTGAATCCAATGCTGAATTTCATGTATCAGCGTACTTTTCAGCTGCTCTTTATTTAGCCTAAGCTCTTTTGAAATTGTTATTTTTTTACCGTCATACTGACCTCTTGCGTCCAAATCATCTTTGAACTCTACCCGCAAATCTTCAAGCTCTGGGTACTGTGCAAACAGCATCGGATGGTGTACCATATCCCCAAGTTTTTTAGGGTTACTGTTTACACCTTTCAGGTTTTTATTTAAAGACTGCAGTTCGGCCATATCTGCTTCTGTCCCGCCATCGCCAAAGTATATTTTATACTCCAGCTCCTGCTTTCTTCTGATATCTGGATTTCTATGGAATCTGCCTGTCAGGTCAACTTCCATTTCACTGTCATCTATTTCAAAGCGCATTCTGCCATCAGCGCCCTTGAACCAGCCGGTTTCTTTTCGGATATCTTCATCAGAGTAGTCAAAGTCGCGCATCCTGTCCGCCTGTAAGAAAGTATCTGGCGCATTGTCAGCTCTTGTGCCACCATAACTGTATCTACTGTCCTCAAAGAACTGAGGTGGAATATATTGATACAATGATTCCTCTTTATTGACATTTCTGAAAATTTCCGCTAAACTGATAGTAGAAGCTGACGGAGCACTGTTCTGTCCACTCTTTGAAGTGGAAGTCTGTGTAACGATGTCGGCTTTTTTTATTGTCCGATAAACTGTAACTGCATAAAGCACAGAATCCTTTCCTTTGAAATCTTTGACCGTAAGTTTTATAGGGACAAAACCATCTTTTGTGTTGTACCCACTCATCAATTCATAAACAAGCAATAACGATTTATCATCTTTGTGCCCTGTATTTTCATGTGCTTCTATTAATACAGCGTTATCGACAATATTTTCAAAGTAATGAAATGCTTTCGCTAAAGAAACATGGTTTGCTTGTTTTGTTTTGTTTGAACTCTCACCCGCATTTTTCTTGCTAAAATTAAATTCAAATTCAATATCATTTGTATGATATTTTTTTATGATACCTAATTTTTCTGCCAGGTCTCTAAACAGTTTATTCGCCTGAGATTTCTTCTGAACTTTTATCTTATCCAAAAGCTCTCCATCAAGCACAAACCCTTCAGTATTAACTACAGTAAGCTGCTTGTCTTTCAGTATTTCATATCTTTCAGCATCACTCATACCTTCATAAATACCGGTATTTGTTTTTGCTTTCTTATGATCCGTTTTAATAACTCCGTCACCTTCACTGGTGGCGGCTTTTTTATTTGCACCTGCTCTCACCGCATCCTGCAGCGCAGTTCTGATTTCTTCCAGCCTGTCAGTCTTTACCTCCATGCCCACAGCCTTTTTCACTGTGTTTATAATATCGGTGATAAAATCAACCACCTGCTGCACAAAACCTTTCGGCTGGTCACTCATCATATCCACCACAGTCTGCAGGTCGTATTCGCCGCCTATAAAGTCAGCCACTACCTCTTCCAGCATATCATCATATCTGATACTGCCTTCCTGCAGGCCGTACAGCTTCGCCTGTCTTTCCGCTTCACCCGTCAGCAGTTTGTTTTCCTGCATATAGGTCAGCACCTTTTTACCCATGTCATAAAATTCTTTCGGGCTTACCTGGCGCAGTCTGTGTGTCAGTTCATGCACAGCTACAAAGTCAATGCCTTTTTTGCTGTCTGCAGACAGAACAAATTCACCTTTTTTTGTGTTGTATCTGCCATTTACACCTTCGCCCAGATTATCCACAACAGTGATTTTCACGCCAAACCGCTTACCGATTCGGTCAAGCTTGTCAGCTGTACCGCTGTCAATTTCCACGCTGCTCTCATAGTCATAACCGGCGTTTTTATTTCTGCTCACAGCCTTGCTGTCATACTCTTTTCTTGTAAATCTTCTGTCATTTACACCGCTGTAATATGCATTGTAGGCACCTGCGCTGTCCAGTCCACCGCGGCTCACCACTGCACTCATACCTAAATCAGCAGTACCGGCCATATAGTAGTTTTCAAAATCCTGTACCGCTGCTGTCAGCTTTTCACCGCTCATTCCTTTCACAGTGCTCATAAAGGCTTTTTGTCCGTTTTCGCCGTAGCGCTTCACATTTTCCAGTGCCTGCCCGTCATTTGCATTTGACTGCAAAACAGCATTTTCCGGTGTAATCTCCGGCGCTTCAACAGTCACTTTTCCCACCCAGCCTTTCACGGCACGGCGTTTTTCACTCATTGTGGCGTTTTCCGGAATCGCAACACCTGTTTCATTGGAGAACATATTGCGGGCAAACTCGTCATTTATAATGGCTTCTGCCTCATTGTTTGTAAGCCTCCCGCCGCTGAAAACCTTCTGCAGACTGTTTATTGCTATTCCGTCACCGTCTGCACCGGTTGCCTGTCTGTACAGCCTGCTTATATTGATTGCCTGCTGCTGTTTTTCTCTGTCTTCTACTGCCGTCTGATTTGCTGCCACCTGTCTGTAAATATCAATATTTTTCAGACTGCCTGTTTCATTCAGCTTTTCCCGGTTTTCCCCGGCCAGTTTTTCAGCACCGCTGCCCGGCAGTATTTCCCTGCCTTCTTCAATCAGCCGCTGCACAGTTTCCGGGTCATTGTACTGCTGTCCCAGTCGGCTTGCGCGCATATAGTTTGCACCGCTGCCCATACCGCCAAAGATACCGCCGCTCAGTGCACCTCCTGCAAAGGCTGTGGCGCTGTTTTTTACATATATCTGATACAGCGCCTGCTTTGTGGCATCTTCCTCTGTCATTCCCTGTTCCACCAGCTGATTTTTCAGTGTACTGAAATCCGATTTTTCTCTCATCAGGGCAGAATCCCACAGGTTGCCAATCACATTTTCCTCTATTTCTTCCACACCTTCACCCAGCGCAGATTTAAATATATGTTTCATGACTCCTTCCGAAATAACATCTGCAGCATTGTTGCCTAAACCAAACAGCTGCTCATTGGGCATCAGTCTTTCCGTAGCATATGTAATGGCACCGCTGCCGGTTGCACCTATCAGTGCCTTTGTTGGGTCTATGCCTTTTCTGCTGTAGTTGTACAAAGCATCACCGGCACCCTGCAGTCCCATAAAAGGCAGGGCCGCTGCCCCCATTGGCAATGTTGCCAGCTGATTGCCCATAGACAGCGCTGTATTCCACAGCAGTTGCTCCCATCCGCTTTTACCTTCTGTAATCCCTTCACCGGCAGCCTCGCTCATTCTGCTGCCTGCAAAAGCAGGGCTGTTATAGTCTATCGGTGTATCTTCCCCGGTCAGCCAGTTTGCTGCTGTCTGTCCCAGCCCTTCTACATATCCCACCGGCTTATATAATCCGGCCATTGTGGCAGCCAGCGCACCCAGCACATTGTGCTCCTTTGCAAATTCTTTCATCCGCCGGCTTTCATCCTGCGCCACTCTGCTGTTCAGCCGGCTGTTTATACTGTCCAGATATTTGCTTGCACCGCTGTAATCCTTGCCCGAAACAAACTGTGTCACAGTATTTCTTTCATCATCTGTCAGGTAGTCCAGATGTTTATACGGATTATTAATACCCGCATACTGTGATGCCCTGTAGTTCGGATTTACAATATAATTCAGCCGCTGCCTTTTTTCATCTTCCTGTTTATACGGACTTGCAGGCACATACAGATTTTTACTCCGCTGTGCCTGTGTTTTTACTGTATTATCTATCTGCTGTGTTACAGAGGGTTTGTTCTGCAGAGGCTTCTGTGCCCTTGCCGCCTGAATGTTTTTCAATTCCTGCAGTCTTTTTGCCTGTTCCTTTTTTCTGTCAAAAATCGTAGCCATCGCTATCTCCTTTTATATTGTAAGGCTGTGGAACTCCACAGCCTTTTTGTTTTATCCCAGTAATCCGCCACCGCCGTACAGCAGTTCCTGCAGCCTTGCCATATATTCCATCTGGTCCATAAACGTATCCGCCTGTGCGCTTGTCATACTTCCCAGATTGTTTGCTCCCCAGTCCAGCATTTCCTCATAGCTCATACCGCTTGGCATACTGTAACTGCCTGCCGTTGCTGCTTGCCTTGCCCGGTTGTTTGCCTCCTGAAGTGCAAGATTATAGTTTCTGTCAGTGTTGTATCTGTCATAGGCCATACTGTCCAGCGTTGTCAGCATATTTGCAAGATTTGCATCCGCTTCATAGTCACCCATATATCGCCGGTATGCCGCATCATGCAGCTGTGGAATCATGTCGTTCAGTGCGCTGTTCCAGCTGTTCTGGGCCTGCTGTGCTGCTGTCACGGCATAGCTGGACGGCAGCCCTCCCGTCATACTTGCTATATCTCCCAGAGTATCCTGCCTTGCCATATCACCCTGTATTCCATAACTTTTTGCATACTGCTGATACAGTGGGTCATTCAGGTAATCGTAACTGAACTCTTCCCTGCTCATTAGTTTATCCAGGGCTTTCTTCAGCTGGCTTTCATACGGACTTACGTATGAAGGATATGCACTGTAACTTACACCGCCAGTATAGCCTCCTCCGCCACCACTGCTCCCTGAAAGCTTGCTGTTTGCCATCAACTGCTGAACTGCAGGTGCATTATTTTTTATGTTCTCCGCAATTGTGTAATAATCATTGCTTTTGCTTGTAGCCGGTGTTGTTTTACCTGCAGAACCGCTTGTCCCCCAACTGTGATTACCGCTTGCCAGATTGCTGTAGCTCGTTGCATTGGCAGCAGGCTGCCCCTGTGTTGTCCGTTTTACAGTGTTTTTCACTGCGTTCGCACTGTTTTTTGCCGAAGAAACAAAAGAACTCACTGCAGGTTTCAGGGTATCATTTACCCACTCTTTTGTTGTCTTCTCCCACCATTTCTTTTCTGCCATAACTTTCTCCTTTTATATAAGTGTCTGCCACTCTGTGTCATAGTCGGTGTCACTCTTTTTTACCAGTATCTGTCCGGCTGTTCCTCCCACCGGTACCCCTACGCCGTCTTTACCATTCCGTCCGTCTTTGCCCCGAGGCCCTCTCAGTGCCCCCAGAGCATACAAATCCTGCAGGCTTACACCGCTTTCATTGTTTACATCCGCCATATCGATATTGTTCAGCGCATGGTTCAGGGTGGTTACCATGTTGTTTATAAATTTCACCACAGCTTTCAGATTTTCATCCGTGCTTTTATTCCGGTCTATCTTCAGCTGCAGCATCTGTTCTGCCATATCAGACTCCTTTCGCAATTACTTCCCTTGTCAGTGACTTTATTCTGGAAAATCCACGCCCCTCTATTCTGAAAGAACATATACTGCACCTTTCCGGTACAAGAGGAACACGTATAATCTTCCTGTTGCTGTACATCCCGTTATATACCGTCTGCCAGCCTTTTCGGTCATAATTTACCATTATTCGCACTGTACTGTCCGGCTCACAGTCCCGGTCAATATACAGTCGCATATACCCTTTTTTATATACAGTGTTTTCTTCTGTCTCCCGGAATTCCCGGAACCAGTCAAATCTTTCTGTCACATCATCATGATTGCAGCTGTATATCTTTTTATCTTCCCGGTCTATGTAGCACAGGTGCCCGTTATGATAAGCAAAATCCACAACATCTGTTTCGCCTTCCTTTATCCACAGGCCTTTCTGCGGATTATAGACCATCAGTTCTTTTTTACCTTCCATACCATTAAGACAGATATAATATTTCCGGCCGTCGGCTCCCGCCACAGCACTAATATATTTTTTTGTTCCCAGCACATCAGATATAGGTTCCGGAATATTGCCTGTAAAAGCCATCACTCCTGTTGCAGCCTTATAAAAGATTGTATCTGAAATATTACAGATACTTTTTTCACTGCCTTTCTGTACCCCCGGAGCAATGCTTGTCACTATGGAAAAACTGGACGGCTTTGTGCCCATCAGCTTATGTATGCAGTTCTCTTTAAAGAAAACTATCTGGGACGTATACGCTGCCACCCCGGTAAATTCACCCTGACTGCCTACCTCCACAGAATAGCTGTCAGAGGAAACCCCGCTGAAAACATTGAAGTTGAACGGGTCCCCCAGCTTGCTGGCATATATGGTATTTCCTTTGCAACCCCATATTCTGTTGTTGTATTCAGCAATAAAATCCATATCAGGCACACTGCGTTTAACCGTAATTGCCGCTGTTTCATCACCGGCTGTAAATGTATTGTCATTGAAATTCAGCACCTTGCCGTCCACTGATTTTATAACAACTGATTTATTGTTGCTGCTGTTTACAGTACAGCCGCTTATCTCTACAGCATCTCCGTCCCTGAACTCAAAGTCGGACCCTGTCACTGTTATGCTGCTGTCTGTAAACTTCACTGTGCCGCTGCTGATGTATTCACATTCCAGTGTATATAATTTCCCGTCTGAAACGTCATAGCACAGCTTATCGGGAAAGATGATTATTCTGTCAGTAATGGCCGTAATCTGCTTTTTTGACCGGCTCACAGCACCCTTTTTCTCGCCGTCAACATAAAGGTCTGTACCGTCTATATATACCAGCTTTCCGTTATAGGAATATACAGCCTTCGGTTCTGTCAGTCCTTCTTTTATAACCTTTTTGGCCTTTCTCGGTGTCAGTGCCGGAAAATCATCCAGGCTTATATTTTTGCTGTCTGCCAGCTG